CTTAATCGCCATTAGTGGGACTCCCTTACGGGCACGTCCTGATGCTATTCCCCCCGCCGGCTCCTTCCTGAAAAGGATTGGTGAGAAAAGGTTAAGATTTTACTGTCTTAGCTTTCCGGATGCTACAGGCCCCTGAGTATTGGGGCCCAGTCATTCAAAGACTGTCTCTGGTTATACTGTTAGTAAAGATGGTATAGCCCCTATTCAAGTTCCAGAATAAAACTGGAAATGAGTTTAAGGCCATACAACCGTATACTTATCTCGCAAGAGATGAGACCAAGGGATAAAAACCTTGGGAGTATAGGTCCAGGTGGCGACTATTCTATAATATAGTTAAAAATGAGAAACAAACAAAGGTCCGCTCCATCACCTTCATTAAATAAGAAATTATTAATGAGGTATGTTACTTTCCTGTTGTGGTTTCACAAAGTTGACTATATACACCAAAGTCTGTTCCGCGAATTTGCAACCAGAATCCTCGCCCGTTGGGAGGACAATGGGTCACAATGGTTAGTCTCCTATTTGAAGGAGTGTCACCGATTGTGTCAGCATTATATCGCAGGAAAACCGACTTTGTGTACTAGCATGCCACGTGTTGGTTCCAAATTTGGACTACCCTTAATTATACCCAAAAGACTTCGTATTCTCCTTACCGAAGGAGACCGTTTGTCAGTGGTACTATGAAAGGTAGTCCTAGCTCTTACTTCGTCCTATCGGGTGATTAAATATCCCGGGATTCCGAAACTAGCAACAATTACTGATCCGTTTAAAGGGATCAGCACTGTAGTTAATACAGTTGAGCTAGCGTACGTCTTCCGTAAGAGATTTAAATCTAAGATACCTCCTCTGATTAAGGGGGCTATCCTATTACCGATGAGGACGGCAGGTCCAAATCATAAAGTATCATTGTATGGTGCTCCGCTTGATGCATTAACTTATGCCGTCAAGTATCCGAATTTAGTAGGATATATCAGGACACTAAGCCTCTTTTTCGAATCAGATCTAATCAATCTGTTAGAAAGAGAGATCCAAATTGTTAAAGATTTGGTGTCTCAAGGGGTCCAGCCAACTAGCTTTAATGATTTAAAACTGGGCAAGCTCTCTAAGAAAGAGGAGCCTGCTGGTAAGGTAAGAGTCTTCGCAATTGCGGACATTTGAACCCAATCGATGCTTCGTCCGATCCATGATCATATCTTCCAAATCCTACGAAGAATTCCACAAGATGGAACCTTCGATCAACAGGCTCCATTGGATAGACTACGAGAGAGGTTAAAGGATAAGGTAGATAAATCTACACATTCTTATGATCTCTCCGCAGCTACTGATAGAGTACCTATTGATACCCAAGTTCAGTTGCTATCATTGATATATAATCATGATGTGGCTGACGCTTGGAGGGGATTATTGGTTGAGAGAGATTGGATACTGGATGGACTAGCATACAGGTATAGTGTGGGACAACCGATGGGAGCGTTAAGCTCCTGAGGTGTCTTTGCACTAACCCATCACGTGTTGCTGCAGCTAGCTGCTTATAGGGTAGGCCATGTTTCATGGTTTGAAGACTATGCATTGCTGGGAGATGACATTGTAATCGCAGATACTGCGGTTGCCAAGTGTTATTACCAGCTAATGGTAGACTACCTAGGGGTAGATATTAATTTATCTAAATCCCTAGTATCTGAAAAGGGTGTAGTAGAATTCGCGAAACGGTTGTGTTCTCCTTTGGAGGAGTTCACTCCGTTAGGCCCAGCCAATATTGTGCTAAGCCTTAAGTCGCGGAACCATCTTCCCTCCGTCTTTTTGGACGGAATCGGGAAGGGGAACTACATCGGAAGCAGTGAAGCTAAAGAACTAATGATGAACATTAAACCGGAGCTTATAAGATTCTCTGAAAGAGAGAAATTTTCTATGCTCTGGAGTATGTTAGCGCCATTTGGTTTTATCACGAATATGCAAGCCCTCGGACCTTCACAGGTCGAAGGGGCTCTTTCGCATTATTCGTTTGATAAACTGGCGTTGCTGATATTGGAAGAGATTGAACGTAAATGGGAGGACGATTGGATTCTAGCATTGTCAAAAACAATGCGTGAAATCAATCACCTTGCCACGGCTCGAGTTAATTGGTGAAATGGACCTGAGATTCCTCTTAGGTACTTTCCTTCTTTTAACTCACTCTTTCTTGAGGCTTGCGAATCGGCCCTTTCTCTGTTTGAAAAGAGACCAGTCAAGTTTAAGCCAGACCCTGTTGGATATTGGATTATTTTAAGTAATCCATCTTCTTACAGATCGGGGTATTTAATATGACACTGGGATAGACTTCTAAAAGAAGCTTTATCAAGGGTTCCAGTTCTAAATCCATACGCTAATTGGCTAATGCCACAAAAGACGCATAGACCTCGATTACGGAACATCAACCTTGATTTCTTTAAGAAGGCCCTTGCAAGAGCGAAAGATCTGAGCTAACCGTGGTTACAACTTGTGTAATCGGCATGTCCCACACCATGTACGTTGCTG